GTCAAATCGGCAAAGGAGGTACTTCCAACGTTCTGGGTGGTATTGGTTCTATTCTTATGGGAGCCGGTGGTGCTATAGGTGGTTTTGGTAAGATATTTGGTTTTGCTGATGGTGGTATTCCTCCAATGAATAAGCCCTCACTGGTAGGCGAGAGAGGCCCAGAGCTATTTGTACCTCATAGCATGGGTACGATCATCCCAGCAGGCCCCACCGCAGGCATCCGCGAGGCAATGGCTAACGGCAATGGTCAATCCAACGCTAGTCCTGTACTAAACATGAGCTTCGAAACTAGCACTATCAACGGAGTAGAATACGTAAGTCGTGATCAGTTAGAAACTGCGATGATGGAAACACGTCGTCAAGCATCACGCGATGGCGCTAAACGTGGCATGACAATGACTTTAGATAGACTGCAACAATCACCATCCACTCGTAGCCGTATAGGTCTGGGCTAATGGCTGCTTTCCCTTCCTTTACACCAAGCCAACGTAGCTTTAAGCCTGGTATTTTTCCGCAACGCTCATACCGTTCATTATCAGGCGTGGTAACCAAACGTACATTTGGTAATTCACCAAGCCAAGCAACATTAGAAATGAGTTTTAATAATGTGCCCGACTCAACTGCTGCTTCAATTATTGCGCACTACAACTCACAAACAGCAGCAAACCGTAGATTTAATATTATAAGCACAACGCTAGGTGGCATGGATGCTTCACTATTAAATTATGCAAACGGCAGTACAAATAATCTACGCTGGGAATATTCTGGACCGCCAGAAGTGCAGTCAGTACGACCGGGACGTAGCACTATTACCGTATCATTGATAGGCGAAATCCGTGATCCAAGGAGTGATGATTGATGGCGCTTGATATACGCATTGCACAGTTTTTTAAACTGACCGCAGCAAACGGCCAGCAACATTATTACCAGAATTACTTTGCGAATGAAAATAAAACCTATGGCGGCGAATCATATAGCTTTGCACCATTCCAAGCGCAAGGCACAACAGCAGCCTTAAATGGTGATAACAATGTGTTGCAAGTATTATTTCCTAATGTAGATTTTGCAGTGCAGTTGCTTTATAGCAGCAACAGCAACCGCCTATCAGTACTGGAGCTAACAACACAATGGCTAACGGCTGAGAATGCCTATGCAGGAACAGCATTAACAGAATACTATATCGGCATTGGTTCTTCTATCAGTGAGACTACATTAGAACTGCGGTTTAGAAGTTCCGTTGATAGTGTTGCATCAAACTTCCCAAACCGTACATTAACCCGTGAACTGGCTGGTATATTACCACTAGATGCACAGTTGATTTTACAATGATTAATACTAACGATCTAATCGGTTTGCAGTATGGCTGGGGCCATGCACCAGATGATGGCAGCGGTAAAACCGATTGCTTCCAGCTTGTATGTGAAGTGCGCAGCCGTCTTGGTTTAGGCGATTACCGCGATCAGTTTGATTGGGTGTACGACTCGTTCACTGAGGATAGCTTCTGCCGTGGCTTGATCGCCCGGTGGTTATTGCAAAACGGTAAGCGCACTACCGACAGAGATTTGGGTTTAGTTGGCTTGATGCCAGGCGCAGCAGGTGCCGCATTAGGCAGTATTATGGGCGATGGAACCGTATTATTCATTGCGCCTAGCAAAGCAGTGATACGCACACCAGTAGCCGTGAACTACGCATTTAGGATGAACAAATGACACGCAAGCTGCTACCTTACGAACACCAGCTAATCGAACAGCTAGGGATTAGCAAAGATGAATATCTGGAGTTTGTTGCTGTACAAGCTGCCTACAACGACCCAAAAGCTGGTACGGTTTTTGATACTAGAAATGCTCCTGTTGTTGCTATTGTTTTAACAGTTGTAGGTATTATTTTTCAAGTTGCTTCAGTATTATTAAGGCCCAAACCACAAGTTTCGGAACCGAGGGGTGTAGCAGTTGGCACACCTCCGCCAGGCGCACCAACAGAAGGCATTGGCGGTCAAGCACAAACCCGTGAGCAACGATTCTCACCGCGATTTGGTTTCAATGGTCAGCAGGATTTAGCGAAATATGGCGATCCCGTAAATTTAATTTATTGCAACACTGACATCAATCCTAAAGGCGCTGTACGTGCCGCGACATCATTAGTCTGGAGCGCCGTGCGTAGTTATGGGTCATCGCAATTTGTACAGCTTTTATTGGTATTAGGTGCGGGACGTATTGCAGGTATAAATGCCGATAAGTCAGCATTTGGGCAAGTTGCATTAGAAGATTTAGTAGCACAAAATAAATTCTTTTACCACAACAACCAAGGCACAGGATTTTTAAGCTGGAACGACGAAGAATACGGTCGTGCATCAACAGATCCTACATTTTATGGCACTGGATTAAATAACCCATATCGACTGCAACCAGAACCAGGCGATTATCGACTGCAACCAGAACCAGGCGATACCAGGGTTGATGGCTTTAGCCAGGCATATAGCCCTGGAACGCAAAACGCATTTGGTGTTTATGGTGTTGTACCCATTAATACATTTGTATTTCAACGCAACGATACAGGTAACAAGTTATCCGCTGCTTTAGGAATATCAGCTAATTATAGCTGGACAGCAGGCCAAGAATTAACAATAGATACAGCTATTATCTTAACGATAAAAAATACTAAAGATAATGTAGATGATGTAAACACCCAAGCGCAGGAAACAAGACGTACATTATCAAGCGTGTTTGACGCAAGCGGTATATTTAAATTAGGTTCGGCTGTATTTAAAGTAACGAATATAAATACTGGTTCTCCAGACGAAGAAGATATGATAATAAATCTAACTTGCATTGAACGTGGATTTGCACCTTATGTAGCTTATGAAGATTTAACAGGAGCTAACTCAGGAGCGCAACGCAGTACACAAATTTTAGATGATCCGCAACGCCAAGAAGCTTTAAAGATTTTATATAATTTAGAAGCTGAAGATATGAGATCTAGAACTTACTGGACAGGTAATTATAATAACGATGGTAATCCTGAATATGAGTCAAGCGTATATAACTACACAGACATTATTAATGGAACAGATTTTGGCTCTACAAGTGCAAAAGATCGCGAAGGCCATTATACGGGACGCGGAGTTTACCACGCAATTTATGGAGAGTACGTTGACGGTGATGGTAATAATTTTTCTCAATTAAGTCATTATCAACTTGTTCGTGGTATAACGGAAGCTGAGCAAAATGCTTTTAATTTTCTCAATCAAGCCAATAAAGCAGCAGACGAAGCAAAATCAGGCGCAGAACAATTCTTCACCAAGGCTTTAGCTCGCGCTGAATCTGCATCATACCGCACAATACAACAATGCAACATTGTTGATTTTGCTATAAAAAGCCGCGTTTTCAAGCGTATATCAGGCAGACAGGAACGGTATGGATCAAGTAATGTAGGCGGCTACCCCATCAGTGATAACGGCAACAAAAATCGCACTGCAATGTTTTTGTTTAAATATCGTAAAGCTGGAGAAGCTGATTTTACCATCGCTCCAGTTATCATTGCTGTAAGCCGCGCTGCTGATATTGACAACTTTAACTATTTAAAATTTGCTAGTACATTACCAACGGCGCAGTACTGGGAATTTAAATTAGAATCTATTGCAGAATCATTTGCTGAGATAAGAAAATATAAAGACTTACGCAAAGAGAATGGATCTACAGATTTTCTATACTTAGACAATTCACCTAATGCCGTCAGTATTTCTTTGCCTGGCGTGGGCACCTTACAAGCAGCGGGACGCATTTTGAATAGTAATGCAGGTTATCCCCCTTTAAATGAAACTGTAAGAGGCATTTCCGAATGGGACTTATTTAATCTTGATGCTGATAACCAATGCCAGTTTTCGTTTGAAGCAGGCCCTGAATTTGCTCTTACTTGTGTAACCGAACAACAAACACAATCATTTAACGCATTCCCAAATTTATATAAAAACCTTAGCATGGTTGGCCTTAATTTATATTCCGGTCGTAATTTACAAGATTTGCGTAGTTTTACTGCTTTTGTAACACATGGGCGAGTATCAACACGGCTAGACCAACCTGACGCTGTGGGATGTGCTGCCCATGCACCAGACATATTTTTAGATACTGTTGTCGATGCAGAAGATGGCATTGGTAAATATGCCAAAATTGAAGGCGTTGATGTTGCACAGCTAACAAAAACAAAACGGTTTTGTCGTGTAAATAAATTATTCATGGATGGTATTATTGCTGATACTACTAACTGGCGGCAGTTTTGGGTTGATGCAGCACCATTTAGCTTGCTGGAGTTTGCACGTATTGGCGGCAGGGAAACATTGATCCCAGCCGTACCATACAATGAAAACACTGGCGCAATAAGCCGTAAAGTAAATGTATCAGCTCTATTCAATCAAGGCAACATACTAGAGAATAGCTACAAGGAAGAACATCTTGATTATGGTTCTAGCGTACAAGATTTAATTGCAACCGTTGTATACCGTGGCGCTGATATAAATGGCACATTCTCAGCTAACCGTGCAGTAGAAGTAAAGTTAAAAGATACACAGGAAGTTGATGCAGTACGTGAAACTTTCTATGTGTCACAGTTTGTTAGCACCAGAGAGCAGGCGGTTCTATATGGTAAGTTCCTATGCAACATAAGGCGCCACATTAAGGTAGCGATTGAATTTAAGACATTCCCTACCATGGACCCAATCAGCCCTGGTGCATTTATCTATGTTGATATCGGCCAGAATAGCTGGGATGGTATTCGCACAGGCATCGTTGGTTCCGGTGGTGTGCTCAATATCCCGATGGATAATTCGTTGCCAGATGCAAGCTATGAGTTTTTGCTATATCAAAGCGGCATAGGTGTGGTTTCCAGAACTGCTACTACTAGCGGCAACACTGCTGCCACACTAGCTGATTTAGATGGTTATCTATTTGTGCTGGGGCAAAAAACCACTACCAGACGTGTGTTCCGCGTAACAGAAGTAGAAATGGATGAAGAAGGCGAGATCACTGTACGTGGCACTAACTACCCATGCACCAGTGAGGGCCTGTCAGAAATTGCTAATTTTGATGACGCCGAGTTTAGTGTGCTGGGTGCGTTAGACTAGGGCAACATTGCCGCTCCCATAGTATGGCTTTTTATACAGGGCGATCTGGAGCTTTATTTCTGACATCTGCTAGCTCCGGAAATCCCCCTACTGACATAACACCGACAGCAAGCGAACAAGCATTAAAATTACGCGATTGGAGCTTGGAAACTTCGCTAGAACTATTAGAAACTACTACTTTGGATTCAGCAGTTAAGAGTTACACACCAGGCATTGTAAGTTCCACTGGAAGTGCAACCGTTTTATATTATCGCCGTGAAAATGACACTGGTGTACAATTTGATAGTTTCTTAAATAAACTAATGAAAACAACTGTAGGAGGCGTTACGGAAGCAGATAAAGTTGGTATAGTTTTACGTGTTGCGGCTGTAACCAATACAAATGGCGTAGACATAAAAGATGATATTGCATTCAATGCTTTTATTACAAGCGCATCATTGCAGGTGAGTACTGGTGAATTAAGTTCAGTTGCCATTAATTTTACTGTTGACGGCCCGTTCCGTGAACTTGTTGACGCATGACATTTTTTCTAGGTCACTACGGCAAAGTTAAGTTGCAACGCAAATCGGTTGAATCTTTTAGCAGCAAGATATTACCTGCGGATATAAACGTATCATTAAGCCGATTTAGCTTTGTTGATTCATTAGAGAATATAGTAACTGGTGATCAAATTACAATTACCACAGCAGATGCCAGAGGATTAGATTTTCTGCCTGCTTCTACGTGGCCCAACGGCACAACTCAAAACAATATAAAAGCTTATGTAAATATAAATGCTATGGGGGGCATCCGTTTATTCGATACCTTTAGTTCTGCAATCAATAATACCAGGGCAGATGAATACCCATTGGAAACATTTACTGGCGACCCATTGGTAATTAGTATACAAATAATTGGATCTGTTGAGCGAGTGCTGGGTGACGTAACTGGTTTTACATTTAACACTGACCGCGAAGCGTTAGAAACAACAACGATGTCAGATAAATTTAAACGTATGTATTCGGCAGGTTTAATTAGCGGTAGCGGTTCTATTGATTGTTTCTTTAACACTGAAAACAGCGGCCAGACAGAAAATTCACTTTTAATGCTCCAGCTAATAAACCGCACTGATATTGGTAGTGAGTTTAAATGCTTTTTACAATTGACAGAAGATGATATTTATTCTGAAACGCAAGATATATATTACGAATTTAACGCAGCCATAGTAAAAGCAGGTATCGAAGTAAAAGCAGATCAGATAATTT